TGGGCATGGGCGCAGCGCCTGCGCCGGGCGGTATGCCTGGTGAAATGCCTGCCGCAGATATGACCAGCGACATAGACACAGACAGCTTTGCTGCTACTGATGCTGCCGCAGGACCAAACGCAGTAGGTAGAGAGAAGCGTTAATGCGTATTCAAGAAGTAATCACCGAGAACCTAGACAAATATCTTGACGAAGTTCTCGAAGATGAAGCTGACGGGCGTGGTGATGCTAACTTGCTGACCACGCTTGAGTTTTTACGTAACAGAGCGCACGATACTCATATTCAACCTCGTATCAGAGTAGATAGTCTAATTAACCTAGTTCAAGGTACAGGGGAAACACAATTTAATCTTGAAAACTTATTGGACGCATATAAAGGTAATCCAGATATTAAGAATTTAATTAAAGATATCAAAGATGATTCAAGTGGCGTAAAATATGTTTATTTACAACCGTTACAAGATGACACTGATATGCCAGCTGAAATTGGACAGGAAATTCCTCGTACTGCCCCTGAACGGACAGTGGACTCGATGGCTAAATCTGCACTATCTAAACGATCCTAATGATTAACATTAAAAATTTACAGGAGAGCAAAAGTTTTTGCTCGATTCCGTTTGTCCATCAAGAAAAACATTTTCATAATCATCATAACATTTGTTGTTACAGTAATAAACGACAATCCGACAATGTAAATGATAATTCGTTACAAAGCTTTAACTCTAAAAAAATGTATTATGTTAGGCATAAAATGCTTAATGGTGAAAAGCCAGAAGAGTGCAACGATTGTTATTATCAAGAAGAGAATGGACTAGTAAGTCCTAGGCAGAGAGAAACTCATGGCTGGATGGCTAGCCAAGATTTTACTACCGGACTTGAACAAAATATAATAAAATTTTTAAACAATCAAGAAATTGTTCCACTCAGTTATGATTTAAGATATAGCAATACTTGCACCTTAAAGTGCAGAATGTGCAACCCTTACAGTAGTAGTTCCATAAACGCCGAAAATAAAAAATTAGTAAACATATGGAGTGAAAAATTTCATTTTGTTGAAAATCCGAGAACAAATCACGAACTAAAAATTGATGAAAATATTAAAAAGATTTATCTTGCTGGCGGCGAACCGTTAATTGAACCTTACAATTTGTCCTTTTTGAAAAATCTAGCACAAATTAACCCTAGTGTAAGATTAATAATAAGTACGAGCCTTAGTAATTTATCTGATGATTTTCGTGAAGTGTTAGACAAATTTAATAATTTGTTAATTGTTGTATCTGTTGATGGCATTGATCGATTAAACAATTATATCAGACATGGCTCCTTCTGGCCTGTAATAATAAAAAATTTAAGTTTAGTTAAAAAACACGAAATTATGTTTGCGACTACTACTAGTATGTATAATGTGTTAGATATTCCAAATATAGTGGCTTATTTTAAAGAAAATTTTCCTCAATATTGTCATTGTATTTTTATGGTTAATAACGAGGAAGAATTATTTGTAGAAAATTTACCAACGGAGTTAAGACAACAATGTATTACGGATTTAGAACAAACTCTTGAGAATGCACCTATTTGTGCTCTTGATGGGTTGACAAATTTAATTAAAACTCTTAAAATAAATAATTACGACTCAGAAAGATTTGCAAAATTTGTAAAGTATACTAAAATACTAGATACTGCACGAGGCGAATCTATTGTGGACATCCAACCAAAATTTGCAAATTATTTTATGGAGTAATATATGGCTTATTCAGGTCAAGTATTAGATCATTATGAGAACCCAAGAAATGTGGGTAAATTAGATAAAAATGATCCTAGTGTGGGCACAGGTCTTGTAGGTGCTCCTGCATGTGGTGATGTTTTACAGTTACAAATTCAAGTCGATGATGGAGTTATTACTGACGCAAAATTTAAAACATACGGCTGTGGTTCGGCAATAGCAAGTTCGTCTTTGGTAACAACCTGGCTCAAAGGAAAAAGTCTCGACGAAGCAGCAGCAATAAAAAATACCGAAATTGCAGAAGAACTTGCACTTCCTCCTGTCAAAATCCATTGTAGCATATTAGCAGAAGATGCAATTAAAGCAGCACTAGAAGATTACAAAAACAAACAAAATGCTAACGCCATGCATTAATGTTTGCCAGCTTGATGAAAACAAAATTTGTATTGGATGTTTTCGAAGCTTGCAAGAAATATCACTATGGACACAATACAGTGATACAACAAGAAAAAATATAATAGAACGAGTACATGATAGAATTAACAGAAACAGCAGCCAGAAAAGTTCAACAGCAATTATCAAAACGAGGTAAAGGCGTTGGCATAATGATTGGTGTTAGAACAACAGGGTGTTCAGGTTTGGCATACAAATTAGAATATGTAGATACTCCTCCAATTACAAGAGATTGGATGGACTATACCAGTCACGGCGTAAAGATTTATGTTAATGGAAAAGATCTGCCTTATGTAAATGGTCTAACAATGGATTACAAACGACAAGGACTAAACGAAGGTTTTGAATTTATCAATCCTAATGAACGCGATCGTTGTGGTTGCGGAGAAAGTTTTCGAGTATAAATGATAACACAAAAATATGATTATACGCCTTTAACAAGAGAAAGTGTTGAAGGTAAAAGACACTATTGCTTGCCAGACGGTAGTCGAGTACCTAGTGTCACAACCATACTTGATCGTACCAAACCCGAAGAAGCAAAACAAAAACTACGTGAATGGAAAGATCGTGTAGGACACGAACGGGCACAGCAGATTACTACTGAAGCTGCTAATCGCGGCACCAGGATGCATACCTATCTTGAACGTTACGTAAAAACAGATGATATAGGCGAGCTGCCTACAAATCCGTTTGCACAGCCTTCGTGGTTCATGGCAGCACAAGTTATACTAGAAGGATTAGGTAATGTTGATGAATATTGGGGTTGCGAGGTTCCTTTATACTATTCTGGGCTTTATGCTGGTACTACTGACTGTATCGGAATATGGCGAGGGCAGGCTGCAATCTTGGATTTTAAGCAAACGAACAAGCCTAAGAAAAGAGAATGGATCGACGATTATTTTCTACAGCTGGCGGCATATGCGGCAGCTCACAACGACACACACGGAACAAATATTAACACAGGTGTCATTCTTATGTGCGCTCGACCCGCTGATGAACATTCAACCCCTCAATACCAGGAATTTGTATTAGAACCCAAAGACTTTGCATACTGGAGTGATCAGTGGATGCGTAGAGTAGCAGCTTATTATCAACTCAATGAAATTTCAAATTGAATATCTAGATATAGTTATCATACGTAGCTGCCAATTAAAATGCGACGGGTGTTGTACCTTCAGTCATCATAATGAAATAAATGGATTATACGAAGCAGAAGATTACGAAGAGCAACTAGCTTTATGGTCTAAATATATTGATCCTAAAAGAATTAACATATTTGGTGGCGAACCTTTACTTCACCCTAGATTTATCAACTGGTTTAGATTAATAAAAAAATATTGGCCAGATCAATCGCGTATATGGGTCAACACCAACGGATACCAAATTGATAAATTGTTTCCTTATGTTAACGAGCTTTTCGTTGACCATGAAATCAAACTGTGTTTGGCAGTAACCAAGCACACTCAAGATGAACCTTATGGATCATTAGTTGATTCTAATTTCAACAAGTTATTGGATCTAATTAAAACTGGGTTATATAATAAAACCGGAATTGCTCACAGATGGGATAGAGTGTTTGATTGGGAAAGCCAATTTAAGAAATTTTTTACTTTAGTTGATCCAATGAATCCTGATATATTTTCACACGGATTTGCTAGCTTTTGCGAACAATTTGATGATAATTTTGTCCCACATTATCAAGGATACGGTTCAACGTTAAAACCATGGCACAGTTATGATGATACAAAAGGCTTATATCAAAATCACGAAGTTTGTCATATAAAAAATTACGTGCAATTTTACAAGGGTAATCTTTACAAGTGCCCGCCACGTGCAGTTTTAAATCAAACTTTGAATACATTCAGCTTACACGATGACAAAGATTGGTCGGATTATTACAACAAGTACGAGCCATTAGAGCCCACAACTGACACAAATAAAATAAAAACCTGGCTTGATAATCAAAAAAATCCAGAAAAAACATGCAACATGTGTGGATTTATGCACAGCCACGAATACCATTTGAAAACCCAACATTTTCCAAAAAAAATGTTCAAACTCAAGGTCAGCTGATCAAAGATAAATATCTAATAATTGAGGATTTAGCATGGCTGTTACCCAAATAAGTAGAATTCAACATCGACGTGGATTTGAGCAAGATTTACCACAATTAACTTCTGCAGAACTTGGCTGGAGCTTGGATACCAGACGTTTGTATATCGGAAATGGAACTATAGAAGAAGGTGCTCCTGTAGTTGGGGTAACTAGAATTTTAACAGAACATGATATATCTAATATTACCTCAAATGTAGCATTTTCAAACTACACTTTTGTAGGTAATGCAGCAGGCTATGTAGCACAAACAGGTGCAAGTGCTCTAGCTCCTGTTGTAAGAACTTATCAAGAAAAGTTTGATGACATAGTAAATATAAAAGACTTTGGTGCAGTAGGTGATAACACAACAGATGACACAGATGCGATCAATCGAGCCATTCAACAAATATATAAATCTACAGTAAGCCCAAATGAACCAAGAGCAAGAAGATCAATTTACTTTCCTGGTGGAACATATCTTACATCCAACCCAATCTTGATCCCGCCATACGCACGTCTAGTTGGTGATGGAACTAGCTCGGCTATTATTAGACAGAGTCAGGGCAATCGTTCAGTGGCAAATATCTGTGATAGCAGTTTCCAAACTTCAACCAGTATAGGAACCGGTGGTGCAACTGCTCCCTGTGACATTGAAATTTCAGGAATACAATTTTTTAATTCAAATTTGAGTTCTACTCGTCCAATTTTTGTTATTGATAGCGCGAGTAATGTAAGAATACAAAGTTGTAAGTTTAGATCCAATGCTTCAGTAGGATTTTATCCAAACTTGGTAAGTGTTGAAACTTCTGCAGCAACCACTAGTAAAGTTACTTTTGATAGTTGCCAATTCACTAATGGTGGTAATGCAATAGGCATCATTGGTACCGGGGTAACGTCTATTCGTGTTTTAAATACAGAATTTGATAATTTGTCTAATGTTGCAGTAAATTTAAATGACTCACGGAATTTTTGCAGCATAGGAAATTACTTTGGATCAGTAGGTGGTTACTTTATTTCCGAGGGCAATAACTTCCATTTTAGCATTGGGGATTATTATGAAAATGTCAATACAACCTATGCAGGTATTAATCTAGGAAATCTACAAATATCCCCAAGTCAACTGTATTCGATAACAAGTTCACCACTGGCGTTGATCCCAGTGGCAAACACCGCAAGCACTATCAGTTACGATATAAGACAAGGAGCAAATATAAGATTTGGTACTTTTTCTTTCGTTAAAACCACCAGTCAAGTTTTCTATGAAGATTCCTACGTAGAAACCTTGGGTCAAGTAGGGGCCAATCTTTCTGCCAATTCAGATTCTATATTAATATCAGTCGATAGTGGCACAGCAATTTTTAAATATAACTATAAAACATTTAATTAATGTTTAAACTAAAACCAAGCGATCGTTTAGATCGCTGGAAATCATTTAGGTATAGCCTAAATGAATTTTCCATTGGCAAAGCAGTAGAACTGACCAATGAACTTTGGGCAGCTTGTCCATTTACCCCATTTTATCTAGACCCAGAAAATCCTAAAAGTTGGCCTGATCCTTGGACGTTATTGGAAGAAAATTACTATTGTGATCTTGCAAAAGTGTTAGGTATCATATATACTTTACATCTGTGCAATCACGGTGCAGATCTCCGACCTGAACTAAGAATATACCTAAACACAAAAACCAGGCATACATATCATATAGCTTACTTGTGTGATGGGAAATATGTTCTTAATTTGATTGAAGGGGAGATCTTAAATAAAGAACACATTAATCAAGAATTAAAATTACGATACCGCTACACCGCAGCGGATTTAAAATTAGAACAATACTAGGGCGAAATATGCAGATTCAAGTTACCAAGCGAGACGGAAGTCGAGAATTATTAGATTTAGAAAAGTTACACCGAGTTGTATTTTGGGCTACAGAAGGAATTACCGGAGTTAGCGCAAGTGAAGTAGAAATAAAAAGTCACATACAGTTTTACAACGGTATCAAAACCGCAGATATTCAAGAAACCCTGATCAAGAGTGCGGCAGATTTGATCAGTGAAGAAACACCAAACTATCAATATGTAGCAGGAAGATTGATCAACTATCATTTGCGCAAGCAGGTGTATGGTGCCTATCAACCTTGCGCTATCATTGACCTGGTCAAGAAAAATGTTGAGTCAGGATTTTATGATCGTGGCTTATTAGACGCTTATACAGATGACGAATGGACACGAATTAATTCATTTGTTCACCACGAACGCGATGAAAATTTTACCTACGTTGCTATGGAGCAATGGCGAGGCAAATACCTTGTACAAAATCGTGTGAACGGTGAAATTTATGAAACACCACAAGTAGCATATATTCTAATTGCAGCAACACTATTTCAAAACTATCCTCGAGAATCAAGACTACGTTGGGTAAAGGATTATTATGACGCTATCAGCCTACATGATGTTAGCCTGCCTACTCCTGTTATGGCTGGTGTACGAACTCCGCAAAAACAGTTCTCTAGTTGTGTGCTTATTGAAGCCGATGACAGCCTTGATAGTATTAATGCTACCACCAGTAGCATTGTTAAGTACGTCAGTCAAAAAGCCGGAATCGGCATTGGTGCTGGAAGAATACGAGCACTTGGCTCCCCAATACGAAACGGAGATGCTTACCACACCGGGGTTATACCTTTTTACAAGTTGTTCCAAAGTGCGACGCGGAGTTGTTCGCAAGGGGGTGTCCGTAATGGCGCCGCTACACTGTATTACCCAATCTGGCACTACGAGATTGAGGACCTGATTGTTTTAAAAAACAATAAAGGAACTGAAGACAATAGAGTGCGTCATATGGATTATGGCGTGCAATTTAACAAGTTGATGTATGAAAGACTAATCACAGGTGGCGATATTACCTGCTTTAGTCCCAATGATGTACCTGAGTTGTACTCTGCCTTTTTCAATGATCAAGAACGATTCAAAGAGCTTTATGAGCGAGCAGAGCGTAATACCAAGTTGAGAAAAAAGACCTTCAAAGCAAGTG